AAGTTGCTCCTGTTAAAGAAACAGAACTATTTAAATAAACTCTTAATGTTGCATTATTTGAAGTAGTTGGTTTATAAACTGAACATAAAATATCTAAAAAATCATTTTGAGAAAATAAATTAGCTGATAATAAATGACTTGTAATAATAGTATTTACATTTGTACCTGTTATTGATGAAAGTAGTATTTGTTTTGCTATAATAGGTGCATAAACACTATTATCATAACTTATTGTCGTTCCTAAGGCTTTTACAAAACCCGTTCCATTTAATTGTGGTTGATAAGTAACCCAAGCCGTTCCATTATATTGAAATTCGCTTAATAAAGTAGTATCGTAAACAATCAATCCCGTTGCTGGCGATGCAATTGTATTACGTTGTATGGTTGTCATTCTCGGAGGTAAAAATCCTTGAGTTGTGCTTTCAATTGTTAATTTTGAACTTAAAATATTTGTTGTTGTTCCTATTAATACAGTAGGCACAATAATACTAAAAACCTGCCCCCCCCCAATGTTTATAGCAAGTCCCGCTGACCCATTATCTTTTATTGTTTGCCCATTTAAAAATTCCAAGGAAGAAGAACTAAACAATCTTAAATTCCCTAATCCATTAACAGTCATCAAATCCCCTGTATCCGCACTATTCCTAACTCGTAAAGCTATATCGGTTGACAACGCTCCGGGTGCTTTTATTCCAAGTCTTGCTGTATTTGAGGATATTCCACCAATGTTAAATCTATTATTCGTATCGTCCCAAAATAAGTTGGCATTATCCTGAGCGATTGTCGTTCCATTTGAAAATAAAACTGAGCCACTTGTTAAACTTGGTAAATTAAATTTTCCGTTAAAAGTATTCCAATCGCTATTACTTAAAAATCCGCTTTGAGTTGTATCGGATTGTAATATTGAGAGCGTTCTATTTGCTGACAAATCGCCTCCACCTTGTAATGGAGTTGTAGTAGATATTGAGCGAGTGTTTGGAGTTAAACCGCTTAAGTCTTGGTCGCCCGTATTATTACCGCTTAAGGTTGTAATTCCTAATTTTGTTTTAATTGTCGCCGTTGTCTCGTCTCCCGTATTAACTCCGCTTTGATTTCCAATAGTTGTTAAGTTAGCATCCGTAACGTATCGCTTATCTAAACTATCCGCAATATCGGCAGTCGTAGCATCCGCTCCCGAAGTGACTAATCCTTTTGCGTCAAAAGTAATTTTAGTTTTAGTTGCGCCTACTATTGCAGTATTTTTAACAACTAAATTACTTAAATCCTGGTCGCCAGTATTTATTCCGCTAGTATTTCCTAAAAGAGTTGACTCGGCGCTTGTTATCAAACGAGATCCGGCAACTTTGTCAACTTTTAAAGCGTCTTGTTGATCTACATATACAACCGTCGCCAATCCGGCAATTGACGGAATTGACGGTTTGTTTTTTATATAGTCCGGCTCCTGGTCGTCGTTTTGATTCCAATCACTTTGAACTTGCTCTCCTATAATTCGGTTTATATTAACAACGTAATTATTTGGATTTGCAATTATATTAACTTCGTCAACGGCGACTTGTACGTTAATGTCGATTGTCTCAACTACAACCGCCGTATTAACGACGATTTCGTTTATTGTGTCTTGTACTGTTATATTTACATTATCGCTCATCTATTATCGTGTAATGTCGTCCGTTATTGTAAACAATCCACTTACCCAAGTGTTAACCTCTCCGTTTTCAGTTGTCACTTGAATGTCGTATCTATATATGCAAGCCTCGATATTAATAATTTGCTCATCAATACAAAACTCTCCATTCTCAGGATCAAAAATTGTAATCGTTGGCTCCAAAGCAATAAGACCTCCAGGTTGTTTTCTTAGTTGGATTTTTACTTCTCCGTTTGTTAAGTCTAACGGGATTTCATTTATTACTATTTGGAAGTCCGTTTGTTTGAAAGTGTCTCCTCTTTTGGTTGTAAAGTTTAATGTCGATGCCATTTGTCAAAAATTTTTTTAATTTTTTTATATTTTCCTCCGTTCTTTTATCTGTCTTCCTCATTTTAATATGGTCTATCTAGCCACCACTTGCCACAAATTAAATTCGAGCGAATTGGATTAACTATATTTGTTGAACTACTAACGTACTCAGGTAAATGAAATCTAGCCAACCAACGGAACATTCTATCTCGATACATTTCCGATTTTAATCTCATATTATTAACTAGATAATCGACTTCGGTTTTATCAATAGCGATTGAGTTATCCGGTTGCGCCTTAAATATTCCGTTATTGTTAACTTTGTAAGCTCCAATCAATAAATATTCAACCGCTGCCGCTGCAATTAGAAACGGAACTATATATCCCTCGTAAAGAGTTAAATAATCCCCCTCCAAATCGTCGTTTTCAAAGTCTAAACAAATTTTATTGTACAAAGTTTCCCCTAAAATCTCCTCAAGTCTAGTCCTTTGGGCATCGGCGATGCAGGGAATATATAAATCTATATCAATATTTCCACCCAAAAGCGTGTTTTTAGTTAATTCGTTTTCTCGAAGTAGTATTGTCGTTGCCATTATTGTCTATAATTTGGAGTTAATGACCAAAAATTGTTACTCGGTGAGGCTATTTGTGCCACCTCAATTTCATTTTGTTGCCATTGTGCCTTAGGTCGGTCTGCCGGATCTAAGTCTAAAATCATTTTTCGAGCTTGGTTTACTGTTATTCTCTCGTTATTTTTACGTAAATATATTTTACGCATCCAGTAATGGCGGCAATTAACCGATCCTTTGTACAACCAAATTGAATACTCATTCGCTCCCTCTGGTCCAAATCCTGGATTAACTCTTTTTGATCCCGCCAAAATTATGTCCTCCTTTCGATAAGTACGCCCAGCGCTTACCATTTTTTGACAAAAATCTCTTTGCGCTCCACTTGCACCCTCGTATGAATATCGTATCTTAAAAAGCTCCGTGTCTTGTTCGCTTGTTACATTTGGGAAACTTGCAAAGGACTTAGCTAAATTTAAAGTTATTTCGTTAATCTCTAGCTCTTTTGTTACCGGTATTGCGTCAATCTCAATCCATTCGTCCTCGTTTAATATTTCGCCCATTTCAATAAGAGCGTCGGCAACTTCCGAAAGTCCGTTATCGTCTTTTGAACAACAAATTTGTTGACTTGCTAATTGAGTTAACGGTGCGCTTTGATTACTAAATAATGATTGAGCAACTCCAGCCGGAATATTAAGGAATTGAACTAAGAAAACTATCGCTTGCTCGGTTGTTAAAATTCCCTCTCTAACTTTTGCAAATATGTCAATCGCTGAGCTAATTTGCGCACCATTATAAGAAACCGCAGCGTCGTTGGTTACCGTTGCAACTTCCGCACCGGTTGAGTCAGTCACTACCTCTGCTAATACTTCCTCAGCTCTTAGGCTTTCAAATTGTAAGTCCAAAGTAATTCCGTTAACAGCGAATACTTCCATTAAACCGTCTAAAATTATTTCCTGTTTTGGACGAATAACATTTATCATTAATTCAGCAAAGCCTACTTTTATTTCCTCAGCGTTTGAGCTAAAACCGTTTGCCTCTTTTATCCCTACTAACATCGGAGACGTTAATTTGTGAGCCGTGCAAAGTTGTTGTCTAGCCTCTGCGCTTAAATAAGCATATTGCTGGTGAGCGTCCGATACTTCTAAGGCCGAAATTGTTATTTCGCTTTCCTTATTATCGTTCCAATTTAAAAAGAATGCTCCGGCGTTTTGTGATCCGGTTAAGTGGTTACGAATTTGCCTTGTATTTTCTTGAATTGTCTCGGCGCTTTCCTGTATTCCGCAATTCATATTAATAATATGACCGAATGATAACCCCTTTTGAATGTGATTGATTGAGTAGTTTGAAATTTCCTCCTCCATTTTCGCCCACGAAATCCCTGAGACGTAACTTGGATTGCTATAATAAAATTGTCCAACCTGATAATCCCTAAAAATATAAATTTCAGAGCGTTCGTTTGATCCCTCTCCAAAACCAAAAGCGTCGAAACGCTCCGGCTTGTATTTATTTACATTTGCAAAATCATAACTATAATAGTAACCAGTAATATC